TTGACCAGCGACCTGAATTGCTCCAGCGATGTGGCAAGTCGGTGAGCCGATGCCACCTGCAACGATTCATCCCAATGGAATAACCCCATGAGAATCCTCGAAAGCATCAAGGTAGATTTACCGGACTGGCGAGCCACCACGATGCAGTTCAGTGGCGTTGCCCATCGACCATCAGGCTTGACTTTGTGGGCATGAATAGCCACGTACTTTTGCCACGGCATAAACCCGTCAGGGAATATCGTGTCCGCAAAATCGATGAGTTCCTGCCCCCTGGACGGCAAATCATTCAGTGGAGAGTGGATTCTAG